CTTCATCTGTATTTAATATTAATTTAAGAGTATTTAAGTCATTAAGATTTTTATCACCATTGAATGATAAGTTAAAATGTACAGATGATTTTTCATTTGTGTATCCGTAGTTTTGAATAAATTTAACTATTTTAATTAAATAATATTTAGCGTCATAATAATCTAAAGGTCCTGTAACTAATTCAACCATGTTAGATCCACCTGATAAATCTGGTTCAATTTTGAAATTCTTTTCATCTGGTGTGAAATCAGAGTGATATTGTCTGAAACCCCAAACTTTAACAGGACTTAATTCTTGGTTTAATAGTTCTAAGGTTTTATAAAAAGATATATCTTTCATATAAAATTCAAATTCAAAGCCAACCCTTGCTTTCTTTAATTTATTTGTTTGATTTAGAAACTTATCTGAATACTTCTTCATGTTTGTATATATTAAAATCCTTTTATCAAAATCAAATTATAATAAAAATGTGCAGGAGAGGATTTTATTTTTATATATATTTTTAATTATACAAAAAATATGAGTATTAATGGAGTTTTTCTGCGTCTATTGCAAAACAAGAAAGAAGTTTGATAAGTATATCAAAATTAATAGAGTAAAGAATAAGTATATAATTGATATTAAAAAGATTATAGACGAGGAACAGGTAGACTTTTCCAATGATAGAACATATCTTAAGATTTTAATATTTCAAAAGATACAACAAGCCATAGATAAAAAGAAAGATATTTATTACATACCCGATTTTGATAATGAATTCTCAATAGAGAAACTTCTTAATCTTAAAAAAATACTCGGTCAAAATAACTTCAATGTTTTGATATTTTATAATGAATTTAGAAAAAATCCAGAATACATAGATGATGTATTTGGTAACTTATCCAAATTTTCTAACAGCCAAATAATAAGAGACTATTAATAATCAGACATAAGATTTAATAGAGATTAATAATTAATTAATATATAATAAAAATTAATTAATAAAAATGTCATCACCTCTTGGATTGGTATCAAGTCCTAACTTTAAAAAGAATAAGGCAACTACTCAATATAATAGATTCACTAAAGCAAGTGAAGACGAAGGTAACACTAACTACGAACAATCAATGTATGGTAATGTGATTTCAAAAAATACGGATTCTGTTGCTTATTTTCCAACCAGCTCAGATAAAGAAGATGGAAGATTTGAGAAACAAATAGCAAAAGTAAATGATTCACCACATACTAATGATATTTATGATGTTAGAACACAATCAATAATTGATTGGTCAAAAACTTCATTAAAAAATGTTCAACTAAAAGAGGCAGATTTTGCTTATTTAAGATTTTTGGGTGTTTATCCGAATAACAGACTTATAGTTTGTAGAAAGTTTGGTGCTCCGGTAGGTAATGATTTATCTGCCGCAACTGCTCCTGTTTCTACTATAGTTACCTGGAGAGAACCGGGTGCAGATTTTTTTGATATGTCATTTGGTGAAGAATGGGTGGCAGCAGAAGGGGGATTTAAAAAAGTTTTAAATGATATAGGTGAGCAATTTAGATTAAGTGGCCAAGGTGATGGTGCTGCTGGTGGAATGGGTATAACTCCACTTCCTGGATTTACTGAAATATGGCAAAGACAAATTATGAAAAGTATTGGACTCATTGATGAAAAAGGAGCTAGTGCAATACCTTCTGGTAATCCAAATTTAGTTAAAGAGGCTATGATGAGAAAAACAACTGCTGATGATGAAGTTGGATCTGGTTTAAATTGTACTATATCAGTAAAAGTTGTAGCTGAGTATGAACAAAAATTTATAGGTGGATTAGACCCAACTAAAGCATTTTATGATATTATAGGTAATATTGTTAAATTTGGCACACAAGATTCTTTATTTTACTTAAATGGTGGGGGAGCAGCTGGTGCAAAAGCTACAGCATTTATAACAAAAATGAAAAATAACCCAGGACAAGCAATAGTAGATTTAATAAAAGGCGCTGTAGATGCTCTAAAAGCAATAGCATCTACACTTTTAGATGCTTTAGGTCTTGGTAAGAAACCAGATGCGGATGAGGAACCTGTAGAACCGGATGGAGCAACTATTTTTGATAAGTTTATCAATTCTTTACTCTCTGTGGTTTCTGGTATTGTTAAGAAATTTGAGGTTAGAATATTTGGTATTATAAATGCTTTAACTGGTCAAGCATCTGGTACATATCATGTGACTATAGGTAATCCTAAAAGACCTCTTTTTTGTTCAGGTGATATGATTGTAAAGGAAGTAAATATAAAGTTTGGAGAAACATTAGCATTCAATGATTTACCATCTAGGATAACCGCTGAGTTTACTATGACTAACACCAGACCACTAGGTCTTCAAGAAATAATGGCTAGATTTGCACAAGGTCAGGGAAGATCTTATAAATCTGGTCCTTCATCATGGCAGGAAACTGCAGGTGGTGATTTCACACCTCCGGCAGGTGATAATACATCACCTGAACCAGTTGCTGGATCTACACAATCATCTGATAATACACCAGTTGGTGGACCTGCTGATGCTGGTAGTACATCTGATGGTACACAAAATACCGGAGGAACTCAATCTAATCAAACATTTGCTCAAGGTGAAGGACAAGAATCAACTACTGGTAAAAAAGTAGATCCAGATGTAGTTAAAAATCCTAATAATATATCTGAGCCACCAGCAACTGTACCAAATGATGTTAAAGCAGATCCAACTATTGCAGTTCAACAACAAGGAACATCAACATCTAATACAGGGGGTACTCCTGATTCAGGAAAAACAGGTGAGTCTAAACCAATTACAGATGGTCAGATACCTAAAGCATCTGATGAGCAGTTATCTACTAGACAAGGACAAATCGATAATGAGTTAAAAAATACACCAGAAACGGTTAAGATTAATACTAATAAACTTGGAACAGCAAGTGTGCCAAATGAAAAGTCTATTGAATTAAAAACAGAGAAGAAAAAGATATCAACAGAACAAGAAGCAAGAAATGTTGAATCAATTAACCCAACAGTGCCTTCTCCACCACCTGGTCCAGAACGTGAAATCACAGAGGTAACAGTAACCGACCCAGCATATGCTGCATACCTAGCGAAGAGTAATCCAAAGAACAAGACAGCGGAAGAAACTGCAGCTGATGAACTTGCGGCAATGAAAGCATACAACAGAACGGCTTATAATTAACATTATGTTAAATAGTTAGTTTAAGGAAAGAAGTAAGAAAAAATAAATAAATTAATAACATGAAAATTTATGATTTAGATAATGTAAGAAGGGTTAAACAAAAACTTGATAAGGAATTAGGTCAACAATATTTTTTCGATTTGACACAAAGTACTTTTCTTAGTAGAACAGATGTTTCTCTTAACTATTGGGTTGTTCAACCAGATGAGGATATGAGAATAGATATTATTTGTTATAAAATATATGGAACAACTGAATTCATTGATATTTTATTAAATATTAATAAAATTGATAACCCTTTAAATATTAAAAATGGTGATTTTATTAGATATCCTAGTATAAATGATATTATTTTATTTAGAGTAGAAGAAGAAGCTCAGAAACAAACAGTTCAGAAATTACTTAATAGAAATAAAGCTACTAGAAAAGATGATAGTAGAAATAAATATATTGAACAGAATTATTCATTACCACCAACAATATTACCAACACCAACCAATGCTGTTAATATTTCTGGACCAGACATTATTATAGGTGGTGGTTTACTTCCATCATAATCTATTAATAGCTTATTCAAAATATTATATATAATAAAAATCAAATAACAAATGGGTTATACTAAAAAAGAATTAAATGACTCAACTGTATATATTCCGGGCATAAAGAGCGGGAGTAAAGTAAGTGTAATTGTATTTTATCCTGGAATACCAGTAGGTGGTAAGATAGGTAAGGAATATATGCCTCCTTTGATATTAAAGGGTGCTCCTACTTGGTTTGATAAATACGTAATTTCTATACCAAATCAACATACTACTGATTGGAGTAAAGTAAAGAATCAATATGAATCTGAAATGACTGCATTTGGTTTACAGACTTTAAATGTAAGTGTTGGTATATATTCTGGTAGTGGTAACGGAAGCACATCTATTCAAAAAAGTTTAACTGGTATTTCTGGTCTGAAGAATTTAATGTTGATGGATCCATCTGGTGGTGCTGGGACAACATCAAAGGTTAAGAGCAATGGAACAAATGTTTTCATGGTGTATAATCCAAAAAACTGGCAAGGACCTGCAAATGCTGGTATTAGAAATGGATTTCCTGCTTTAGTAACTGCGGTTGGTACTAATGTTACTGATACTAACTCTAGTTCATATGACCACAATCAGATGCCTATTTTATTTTTAAATAAATATAAGAGTTTAATAGAATCTAACTTATCAACTAATGCCCCAACTAATGCTGCCGCTGCTCCTACACAACAAGCGGCTCCTGCAGCTAAACAAGCGACACCAGCAGCGTCACCGTCACCAGCATCTGGTAAAAAATCAGCTAGTCAAAAATATTTTAATAACATAGATTCTAACAAGAAAAATACTATTTCTCTTGTAGTTAAGGCTTGTAAGGATCAAGGTTTTACTAATCCTATTTTTCAGGCTGCTTTATGTGGTATAGTATCTAAAGAATCTGATTTTAATCCTAGAGGAGAGGTTCCTTATAGAAATAATAGTGCGGAAAGTATTAGAAAAGTATTTGGAGCTAGATTTAAAGCATATACAGATCAACAGATAGATAATATTAAGTCTGATGATAAAAAGTTTTTTAGCATTGTTTATGGAGAACTTATAATTGGGAAAAATTATTACGGAGCGGTATTTCCTGGTATTAAGGGTCAAAATTCTCCTGGATACGGAGATGGTGAACCAGCATCAACTGATGGTTGGATATTTAGAGGTAGAGGATTTAATGGATTAACCTATAGAGGTAATTATTCAAAGTTTGGTAAGAAATTAGGTATAGATTTAGAAGGACATCCAGAACTTGTAGATAAGTTGGATGTTGCTGCCAAAGCACTTGTTCTATATTTTTCCACTGGAATAGAAAGTAATGGTGGATTAGTTACAGCCTATGGTATAAAGAAGGGAGCAAATGTTATTGATACGGTTAACAATTGTAAAGATATAGGAGCTATGGTTACTCTTTTATATCAACTGAATGCTGGACCTGGTCATAAAGAAGGTGGTAAATTGGTTGGTCTTCATTATCTTGAAGGTTCTTTCGTTGGTAGTATAAATGTAAAAAATTATAGTAGTGATGGTGATATAGTTTTTCCAAATGATAAAGTTTTATTTGGATACACAAAAGCTAGAAATAGAGCTCCTCTTTTTTACAAATTAATAACAGGAGGTAGTTTACCAGCGGATCCAAATATACCAGCTGCTCCTATTACACCACCACCAACTGATGGTGTACAAACAGCCACTGCTTCATCTTCTAATACAACAACACCTTCAAATGATCCGGTGGCTCAAGAAAGTTCTAAAGGTAATAATGATGAAAAAAATGAAGATAATCCGCAAAAGGTTGATGAGGTAACTCCTGGTTTAAGTAACATTTTTCCTCCGACAGTTAAAGTTGAACCTATTAAAATAAAACACAAAGGAGAGGATAAAGAATTCTTAAAAGAATGGTCATCTGATATTGGCACAAGACCTTTTGTTTGGTATAATTCTTATCAAATTGATGATAAAGATATAGAATATTTTGCTCTTTATCATGACGGTCTTTTACCAACACTGACCTTAACATTTAAAGATTCTATGAATTTAATGAAGGATAAAGGTTTTCCACTAGATGATACTAAAATAAAAATATTTTTATCATCTAGAACAAAAAATATTAGACATATTTTATTAGAATTTAAAATAGCTAATTTTTCTGTAAACGGAGAAGTATATACAATCAAAGGGGTTTTAAATGTTAATGGATTACATTTACGTAAGTTCAAGTCATATAGTAAAAAGACAAGTTTTTTTGCACTTCAAGATATTTGTAAGGAAGTTGGTCTAGGATTTAACTCAAATATATCCGATTCAAAAGATCAAATGACTTGGATAAATACTGGTAAGAAAGTTTATGATTTCATGGATGAAATTTTATCTTACTCATATATTTCAGATGAGGGATTTTCATATGGGTATGTTGACTTTTTTTATAACTTTAACTATGTAGATATTGAAAAGGAATTATCAAGAGATGTCTTAGAAGATAAGGGAGTTGATTCATCTGGATTTGGTAAAGATGTTACTGCTGATGATAAAAAAATTAAAAGAATATCATTAAGTAATGATAGATCAGCTCAAGAGTCTGATTCATATGTTAGTGAATATAAAATTCTAAATAATTCAACATCTGTTTCTTTAGAAAAGGGTTATTTAAATATTTCAAAATATTATGATTCTTTTAAAAAGGAATATTTGATATTTGATATAGATTCTATAACATCAGAAGGTAATACATCAATTATTATGAAAGGATCTCCTCAAGATGAAACTTTCTATAAGGAAAATGTCAATAGTACTTATATTGGTAAATTAGATCCTGATAATGCACATATTAATTATAATTATTCATATGTTCATAATTCTCAAAATATAGATGACTTACAAAAGATAGGTATTAAATTAACATTACCAAATCCAAATTATAACTTATATAGATTTCAAAAGGTTGTATTATTAATTACCAATAAAGGAAAAACGCCTTCTGCTAATATTAAAAATGATAGAATATCAGGTGATTGGTTTATAACCGAAATAAAATTTGTTTATAGCGGAGGATCTTATAATCAGGAAATTTCTTTGATTAAGAGAGAATTAGAAGTTTCTAATGTTGAATTTGAAGAAGAACAAATGGAGACTACTTCTGCTAATGAAACCGAGCCTCCTAAAAATAACACAGTTGAGAAGACAACTAATCCAAGTGATTTAACAAATACAGATGCTCCTGTGGCTGCTGATTCTTATAATCCAAATACTACAAAAGCCGGCACATCCGGAACACCTGCTAATCAACCACCACCAAGTCCTGCAAAAGATCCAGTTGTTGTTAAGAATGATACAACACCTCCTATACCAGGTAAGTATAACTTAGACTATTTAGTTTTAGATGATGTTACAAAGAATAAACTCAAATCAAATGATGGAAGAATTTTCAACTTAGTGTTGGTTGATGGAAAGGTTACTACCGATTTTGTGGCTAACGCTTATTTAGATATGAAAGCCGCCGCTAAAAAAGAAAGTATTGAGTTATCTATATCAAGTGGATTTAGACCAGCTTATGGACCAGAAGTCACCGGTAAGACAAAAAGTGGTAAAACATTTAATGTTACTACACAGGAATATTTATATAATGGTTGGATTGCTAAGAAGCCTGGATTTAACTTGGCTGCAAAACCAGGTAGATCAAATCATGGTAATGGTATAGCATTAGACTTAAATACCGGATCTAGGGGTAAAAAATCACTTACAGAAGCTAGATATAAGTGGTTGGTTATGAATTCTTGGAAGTTTGGATTTGTAAGAGAAGTAGCAACAGAAGAATGGCATTTTGATTATTTACCAGATTTAGCTAAAAGAGGCCCTTATGGTAAGTTACCAAGTAATGGTGGTAAAAATCTCTACTTTGCTGATTTAGGTTTAGATAATATAAAGATAGCTTAAAAATTAATATATAGAACACTATGGCAAGATTTCTAACAACCTATGACCGATTTAACAAAAATCTAACAACATCACCATTTGCTCAAGATGGACCTAGACCTTTGCCTACTAGGAATTTATATGCCTTATTTAATGATGGTGGTCATGATCTTTTCAGACATGGTCTTTCAGAAGTTAGTCCATCTAGTATAGACGGTGGTACTGGAATACCATTGAGTCAATTTACAAATACTGTAGACTATTCTCCATTTGGACCAGATACTGGTAACAGAGCTGCCAAAGAAGATCCTGTGATGTTTGGTTTTGATTTGATAATCAGATCTCAGGAGTCTCCGCTTTTCTCAGATGTTATAGATGAGAGTGTTAGTAAATTCTTTGAAAGTAATGTAGTTCCTAGTGAAGAAATGATGTCTAGAATAGAGATTTGGCAAGATTTTAAGAAAACATTTTTTCAATTTTTTAGGTCTAGTTATAATACACAACCACTTGGTCAATCGGCTGATCCTGATAATCCTCTTAATTCTAGATTCTATTATTACTTAACTAAAGTAACAGGATTGGATGGTTTGGTAGAAGCAAATACTATGGAAACAGCAAACCCATTTGTTGATTATGGTAAAGATATGATTAAATTAGATTTTACAGAAGATGTTACTTTAAGAATAGGTAGAATGGCTGCTCTTTACAAATCACTTTATTGGTCTAGAATGTCTGGGAAAACTATGATTCCTGAAAATCTATTAAGATTTGATTGTGATATAATAGTTTCAGAAGTTAGAAATTTTGTAAAATTAAAAAATGTTCTAGAGGGCGGAACTAATATAGTAGAGGCGGATCTTAATAATGATGGACTTGATGATAAAATCTTCTTTAAAAGTGGTGGTTTGAACATACTAAGAGATAATGTTAATAGATATGTTTATACTTTATATGATTGTCAATTATTTTTTGATAAAATGCCACATGGTGATGTTATTGATTTAGCAACTCAACCAGCAGCATTTGAAGGATATAGTATTGGATTTACCTATAAACATTCAACTATGAGAGTTGATGTTTTTAATCCATATACTAACTCTTATGGAGTTTTAAATAATGGTTCTTATAAACCACGTTCTGTAACACCTTTTGATAAATTTTTAAATCTAACAGTTCCAATTAGTTCCACAAGTTCAACCATATCAGAAACTACAATTGCCTCAGAAATTCCAGTAATTATAGACGTTGTTAATTATTCTTATGGTAGACAGATTGAGTTAACACCACCGCCACCAGAGCCTATAGAAACATCAGATGAAATGGGTACTGATTCTGATGGTGTTCCTAAAACCAAGACTTCTGCTTCTGGTGCTGAAGATGATGAACCAGCTGGTCCACCAGAACGAAAAAGTAATATAAACTCTGTTAAGCTAGCTGGCCAAACTCTTCCTAATTTATCAAGAAATCCAATATTTGATGCCAAATCAGCATCTGTTACTTATTTAAAATATGGATTAAATAGGGATGAAGTAGATAATTATAAAGAAGGTAAGAGATTATCAACAATTAATTCAGAAAAGATTTTTGGAAGTAGTGGTCCATTGAGAGTGACAGGATTTGTAGAACCAAACACGGTGAGGACAGTCTTTATCAAAGACGAAGAAACGCTAGAGATTCAGAAAGTATCTATAGGATCAACTTTCACCAATGCATTCGAAGTTGTTGGAAAGGCTATGATAAAAAAAGAAGTAGATAAATATAAAGAAGGTAAGAGATTAGCAACCATCAGAAATAAAAATGGTGAAAGAATATTGGGGTTTGAAGAACCTGAATTTCCGCCAATATTCAAAGATATCGCAGATTATAGGAAAGAATTTGAAGTAGATAAATATAAAGAAGGTAAGAGATTAGCAACAAGAAGTGAAAATGGTGAAAGAATATTGGGGTTTGAAGGACCTGAATATCCAAACAAATTCAAAGAAACTAATGAAGGTGTTAGCCTAGAGGAGCGTACTAAAATTTTCGAAGCGAAAGCTAACTCAAAACCAACTTCATTTAAACAAGAAAATGATAAAATGTCTAAATCAGAACTAGATGGTACTAAATCAGGAGCACCAAAAGAGTCTTGGTTAAATTCTGATAGTCCTGGTGCTAGATTTGCAAAAAGAATTGTTAATACTGGTATAGCAGCCGCTAATCAGTTTATCGCAAAAAGAACAGCTCTTTTAACTAAAACACTAAATACTATGGCTAATGAAGCCGGGTATAGTTCTATGTTACCACCGAAGAATATATATGAAAGTGACTTTAATGGTGAGTTATATTTATCATCTAAATTGGTTAGAGATTCTTTTGAAAACTTTGTGGGTGAATCAATTTCAAATTTATTTAATAAAGGCAAAAGACCTTTATAAAATTCTTATAAGAGAAACTTTTTATTAATATATAATTTTATGATTCAAATTGAAGCTAATAAAACTTATATTGGTGTAGTCGAAGATAATGATGATCCTAAAAAACTCGGAAGGGTTAGAATTAGAGTATTGGATATATTTGATGAAATACCTATAGAAGATATACCTTGGGCCAATCCTTGGAAAGACTTAAATGGTAACGGATTTAATGTTCCTGAAAAAGGTAAAATAGTTACTATTGTTTTTGATCAAGGTAATATATACAAACCTGAATTTTTATACTCTGAACACTATAATATCAACCTAGAACAAAAGTTAAAAAAGTTAGATGGTAAAGATTATACTTCAATGAAGTCTATTATCTTTGATCACAAAACTCAATTTTTTGTTAATGATAAAGAAGGTGTTGTTTTAGATTATAAGATAACTCAAATAAATTTAAGAGATGGTGGTATTGATATGAATCTAAAAGATAATATGGGTACTATTAATATTGGTTCTGGTAACGCAAATCAACAAGCTATATTAGGCACTAACTTCTTAAATTGGTTTGATGAGTTTGTGGATAATCTATTAAACGGTCCCTATTTAGGTAATTTATTTGCTCCAGTAATTGCAAACTCATCATTTATAGATGTTCTGGCAAAGTATAAAGCTCTTAAAGATCCTAAATTTCTTTCTAAGAATGTTAATTTGAATGATAATGGGTATATTGATTCCTCTATTATACCTGCACAAGATAATAGAGTGACTGATGGTCAAGTTGGTGATTCATGGAAATCAACAGTTAAGAAGAATGAATTAGTTATGAGGGAACCTATTAACTTTACTCCTAAGGCAGCCACTCCAATTGACGGTACCCTAACTACAGCTGCTGGTGATACCAATGGTAATGTTAATCAACCTAGTACTGAACCAGGTACTCCTGGTGGACCACCTATAACTGCTGATAATATACCACCAGCATCAAAAGAAGTAAATGCTGATGCTGCTGGTATACTAAATGCACTTAGAAAAAAGGGATATGTTGTCTATGATAAGCCTTGGGAAATGAATATAGTCGGAGTTAGATATCAATATCCTGGTCAGGGATATTCAAATCAATTCAAAGATAGAATTTATCTTGTTTATAAAAATGATGAAGGTGCGTTAAAAGCAGTTTGGTTTCCTATCTCTACTCTACCGGGTAAATATGGAAGTAATTCAGACTCTAAGGTTGGTGGAAAATACACTATATTACACAAAGATATACCACATATTAAACAAAGAGGTGGATTGGGAATATTGAAGCCTGCTCAGTATGTTGATTCTTGGCAAATTGGTGATTATCATGGTGATAAATGTTTAAGACCTGGTGTACAAAAGTTTTATAGAGATGCTGCAAATGGTGATGAAAAAATAACTTTTAGTAAAGAAGGTTCTGGAGCAGCTGGTATGTTAATACACAAAGCATTTAATAGAGCTCAAGGTAAAAATACTTATGGTGTTTATAACTGGTCTGAAGGATGTCAGGTCATACCAGACCCAGCTCACTTAGACCAAATATTTGGGTTATTAGATAAACATAAGGCTAAGTATGGTAATAAATTCACTTATACTTTAATAACATCTAAGGATGTAGAAGATTCTCAAAGTGGTGGAGCAGGTGGTGCTGGTGCCGGTGCTGGTGCTGGTGCAGCAGCTCAAAATAATACTCCTATTTCTCCAGCAGATCAAAAATCATTTAATGAATATCAAAATTTAGTGAAACTAATTGAGAATGTATATAAATTAGGTGATAATAACTATACACCAAATCAAAAAGCTCTCTTTTATGACTTTAAGGCAACCTTTGGAGATGATACTAATGGTGCGGTTAATAGATTATATGAGTTATTTGGATTAAAAACAATGGCAAAACAACAGACTTGGTATAATAAGTTATCTATATCAAAATTAACTTCTGAACATCAAACACTATTTAAGAACCAACTGGCTTCGTTGAAAAAAGCAACTATTGATAAAAATAACTTCTTCAAGTTTATTCTACCAGCACTTAGAAAGGGAGAAGGCCAGAAGTCTATTTCTATAAACGCAGATTTCTAAAGATTAATCTTAGTAATCTTATAAGGGTATCCTCTTTTTATGTAGAATTTTTCTCTTTCTTTAAAATGTCTGAATAATATATTAGACATCTCACCGGATGAGAAAACATCAACTAAGTCAAATATATTTGCTTTCTTTTTATCATCATGTAAACGAAGTGCTCTACCTATTGATTGTATAATAATTTGTTCTGACTTAAATGAATCAGCAAAGATAACATTAAAGATGGCATTTATCGAGACACCTGTTGATAATGTTCCAAAACTCGCACATAATACTTTGGTTTTACCATCTGTATTCTCCATATCTTTTTTTATAATCTCTCTTTTCTTACCAGATATCTCACCATCAATATAATAAAACTCTTTATCTACACACTCCTTCTGTAACTTATTAAATATACTTTGACCATATTCAATTGTATGAAAAAGTAATAAAGTATTTGAGTCACATTTATCTACTATCTTTTTAATAAAATCTAATCTTCTTTCTGATATGTGAATGTAATCTTTTTCTAAATCAAATGCGTCTTTACCATTTCCACTTTTCTTTATTATATTAATTCTCTCAGCAAATTCAGAGTCATTATGATTCATTATCACAACTTTAATATCCATTGGTGTAATGATACCCTTTTCTTTTAATTCATTTGCGGAAACCTCTGTAATCTTTGGACCTAACACTGATTGTATGGTTAGTATTTCACAAGTTTCCTCTGATGGTGTTGTTCCTGAAACTCCAAATCTTGAATAAGCATGTCCAAATGTTTGTCCTAATATTTTTAAATAACTTTTTGCTTTGGCTTGATGACAATTACTAACACAAAGATTATTTACAAAATAATTGTGATTATCTTCTATTCTCAAATTATAAACATTATCAGAATGTTCTATTTTTTTAATTTTTTTAATTTTCATCAAACTTTTTTAATTTTTTATAAATATTCTCACCATCTGGTTGGTCATTTAGAAGATTCTTTGACTTACCTAGGTTATTAATATACCAATCTTCTGTTATGAAAATAAATTCATATCCATTTTCAACACACCATTTTAAACAATACTCTTCTTTTATTTTAACAATTGGATTACTGATTTGTGATATTGGTTTTATTTCATATAACTTTTTATCAATAGTGTCAATAAAATCAACAATATAATAATGTAGTTCATTTTTATATTCATATTCAATTCTTACTTTTTCATATTCTAAATTTTCATTACATAAGTGAAAAAAAGCCTCCCAAGATGATCTGTATTTTATTTTCAAACCATTTTTTATTAGATAGGATGTTCCATAATTCCAACTATTTGTTATATTTGGTGTAAATTCTCCATTTTTTATTTTATCCTTCATTATAATTGAGTTTTTAATACGCATTGACTTAAAGCTTTCTTCTGTCATTCTATGACATGTATTATTTTTACCACTTTGTCTAATTGATCTTCCCCTATGTTCACACTGACTTGAACAGAATTTTTTAAATCCAAATTCTGTTCTATTATTATTTCTTATTCCCTCAAAAACTCTATTATTTTCACAACCTTCTATTCCACATTTAATATTAACATTTTTTAAAAATGATATAACTTTCATCAGTGAATATTCATCTATTGGTAGAATAATATTATTATCATTTAAAAATTTTAAAAAATTCTTCTCTTTATTTTTATTATTAAATATTGAAAATCTATTTTCATTTATAAGATCATATATTCTATCTTTTTGACTTTGTATCATGAGTCTCCATTTTTATTTATATATTAAAATTAAAATCTAATATTTCATCATTTTCTGTCAAATCTTCAACCTTTTTCCAAGTAAAATCATTAGTATATACTTTGTGATTTCCGGTTATTTTTAAAATTCTACCATCTTCCATTTCAATCTCATACATATCATTATCAATAGATAAATTTTCATAAACATATTCAACCATTTTATTTTCTATTTCTTTGGTTACTTCATTTATTGTTTTTACACAATCACCTATTTTAATTTCAGATATTTTTTTAAAACTACCATCAGCCATATGAACTAGACTATCAGGATGTAAACACTCATCAGTAACAACAGTATGAAATTGTTGAAAGAATTCTTTAGGCCATTTTTCTAATGATTGATAAGTACCAATATAAACATTAGGATTTTGTGTACCTGAAAACTTTCTTGGTCTATCAGACATAACTTCTTCTACTCTAACATCACATGGTACATGACTACCACTTATTATAGTATCACTATTTTTTTCTCTCATCTCAACTAGATTATTAATACCAAAATTATATTCTACTATATTATCATAGAATTGAGTAACTAAAGTAATTGATGGAACTATGATAAGAAACTTAGCATCTGGATTCATATTCTTTAATGTATAAAACATTACTATAGATATGATTAGTGACTTACCACCAGATGTAGCAACCTCTGCCATACAGAATCTATTTTTAAGTATTTTAAATGCTGATTCTATTTGATGTTCATAGGGTGTAAAAGGAACCCATTGACCATCTTTAGTTTTAACTTTATGATCCTTAAAGAATTCATTACAGAAGTTTTTAACCTTTTCTAATGTTACATCTTTGTTTAGTGGAAAGTCTTCTTTATTTTCTAAAATAAAAGGAGCATCAATTTCTTTACATCCCCTCATAGCTTCTTTCCAAAGACCTATATTTACTCTACCATTTTTGAAATATGATTGTTGTCCATTCCAAACACCCATTTTAAATGCTGGCATATATCTATATCCCTTGACATGACGAGTTAACCAAAGACCAACTTGATGGTATTCGATTCTAGTTGCTGACGTAACAACTATTTCTTCAGTTTCTTTATCATATCTAAATTTCATCTCATTGTTATATATAAAATAATACTAAGTGTTTAAATTTGTGGAATTTTTGAGGTTTTTTATAGAGGGGCGGTAAAAAAATAGATATATAATAAAAAATAAACTAAATTATGAGTATATTATCATTCTTTAAAAATCTATTTGGGAAGAAAGAAGAAGCTATTGTAATAGCTGAAAAGCCAGTTGTAAAAGTTGTAAAAACTGAAACTCCTAAGGTTGAAGCTCCTAAGGTTGAGAAAGCTAAAGTTGAAGAAGCAACTAAAGTAATTGAAAACAGATTAGCTGAAATAGCTGCTGAGAAAAAAGTTACTGCTAAAGATATTAAATCTAAAGCAAAAACTGATGTTAAGACTGAAAAAACAGTTGCTAAGCCTGCTGCGAAGCAAGTTAAACCAGCTACAAAAACAGTTGCTAAACCAGCGGTGAAAAAGGCTAAACCTTCTGAAAAGAAATAATTAGATTTTTTTGTAAAAAATTAAACCCACTTTTTAGTGGGTTTTTTTATTAGTCTAAATCTTCAACTTGAACTGTATCTTTATTAAAAATGAAAAATGAAACTTCCTTAACTGATTTAACTGCCTTCTCGGAAGATGATCCAGGTAAATCAGTTACATTTTTTATTTTCTTAGTTATATCTGTAGATGTTTTGATTAGATTCACATCTGTATTACGGGTGTGTATTTGGATTTTATAATCAACATTCAACATTTTTAACTTTAAATGAATATCTTCTATATCTTCTATAAATTCTTCTAAATTTCTATAGTTCAAATTTTTGGCACCTAGGTAAAAATAGCCACCATTCCAATTTGGATAATCGTCAACTTCATTTGTTTGGTCTAAAATAGGTTGAATACAATCCATAATATCATTATAAGATACTTTTATATCATACGCCCCAAAGAATGATTCTTGTGATCCATCAGCAACAACATTTTGAAAATATTGAGAATAGTCTTCAGAAATTTCATATATTAATTGATCTAAAGCTCTACTTGTTCTGCTACTAAAAATTCCTTCACCTGGAGGTGGTACTTTTGATATAAGATTACTATTAATATGTTCTATTAAAGGCTTGAATATCTCATCCCAATCAACAGGATTGACTAATGGATGTTTTGTCCATGTTTCTTGTTTTGATTCTGTTATTAATTTAGAAAACTTTTTCATTTCTTATATATTAAAGAAGAGAAATAGAAATATCAAAATGTTCTTTATCTAATTCAGATCCGATATAATTTCTTGATGATTTTTTACAAGCTCTTGCTGTTGTTCCAATTCCCATGAATGGATCATAAATTAAAGAACCTTCGTGAAAATAAATATCAAGTAGTTTTGTAACAAAGTCTTCTGAGAAAGAAGCTTTTAATTTACATTTTATACTATCATTATTTTTAGCTTCAATTAAATTAGTATAATTTTTATAAAACTTTTGTCCAGTTTTTTCATTTATCTTACTAATCTCTTTATTTGTCTTAAACTCATGTAAGAATTCTTTTTTAACAATTACATAAACCAATTCACATATTCTTGAAAGTTTAGTAGGACTTGTTTGAAATGGAATAGATGTTGATTTTTTCCAAGTTATAATATCAGCAACAGTCAAATCTGTTTCTTTGTGTATCTTACTAATCAAAAGAGTGGGTAGAATTGGATTCTCATTATGATATGAGATATTATAGCAAATAACACCAGTGTTCTCTAATATTCTTGAGAACTGAACAAATTCATATACTCTAACTCTTAAGTATTCATCTTCACTTAATCCATCTATATTAGAGTAACCGTTATTATAATAAACATCTTTTCTTTTTGATGTGATGTTATAAGGTGGTGAAGTTATAATACCGGATATAGAACCATCAGATATTCTAATCATTGTATCTATATTGTTCTCATTAAATATTTTATTCTTCATCTACTTTCTTTTTATTATGATATCATCAATCATACCATATTTCTTAGCATCTTGAGCACTCATCCAATAATCCCTATCACCATCTTTATGAACTCTATCATAGTTTTGACCAGTCCTTTCTGAAATGATCTCATAAAGTTCTTTCTTAATAGAATTCATTTCTTTCGCTTCAATTTCCATATCAGATGCTTGTTGGACATAGCCTCCATAGCTCATTGGCTGGTGAATCATTGTCCTACTTCTCCTAAGAGCTCTTCTTTTACCTTTTGAACCAGAACATAGTATAACTGCTGCCATTGACGCAGCTAGTCCCGTATTGACTGTAATGATATCAGGACTAACATAATCCATAACATCTAATAAACCTAACCCACTATAAACAGATCCACCTGGTGAATCAATATAGATTTTAATATCATCATCACTTTGTGTTTCAAGATACATTAACTGAGCTTTAATGATATTACATATATCTGAATCTATTTCAGTACATAGAAATATTATTCTATCATCCAGAAGCTTTGAGAATATATCTACTGATATTCCATTACTTTCAATTAATTGAGTTGTGTTATTTCTTATATTTATTTTTCTAAAATAGTCATTAAGATAAGTAGTACTAACCATTTTATCATTTGCAAATTTTTTAAAATCGTTCATATTTGAATTGTTTTTATTTTTTATAAATAATAGGAGTAAAAGTTTAATATATAAAAGATATTAGTATTGTCGAATTTTAATATTTGATAATTAATATATATAAAAAAAATAACTATTTATATGAAAACTACAATAGAAATGAACGGTTACGAAATCGTTATTGAAGAAACTGCTGGTGTATTATCAGTTACTGCTATGAAAGACGGTGAGACTGTTGAAGAATTTTCTCTTGAAACAAGTGAAGAAGGATCTGAAGAAGGATCTGAAGAAGGATCTGAAGAAGGATCTGCGGTAAAATCATTTGCTGACTTTGGTGGTGAAGAAGAAGATTTCGATGGAAAAGACGGATCTGAAGATTTAGAAGACGAAATTGAAGAAATTCAAGATGAAGAAGAAACTCAAGATGAAGAGGAAGAAACTCAAAACGAAGAGGAAGAAAAAATGGAATCATTAAAGACTTTCGAATCTTTTATCACTAAAAAGAAAAAGAAGTAATTTTATATGATTAAAAGATTTAATCAATATATCTCAGAAAATAAAGATTCTGACTATTTACTTTACTATGCTTTTGATTGGGATGATAATATCCTTAATATGACTACTGTTATACACATGGATCACTTTATTGAAGGTGAGTGGATACCTACAGATGTATCAACTGCTGAGTTTGCTGAGGTTAGAGGAGACAAGGAAAATTGGAGAACTCAAGAAGATGCTTTCTCTGAATTTAGAGATAATGGACCTAGAGGAATGAATGCCTTTTTAGAAGATGTGAAAAAAGCTATATCTATGAAAAGATTTGGACCAGCTTGGAATGATTTTATAGAATGTCTATCAAATGGATCGGTATTTGCTATTATAACAGCAAGAGGACATGAATCAGAAGGAATGAGGTTAGGTATTGATTGGATAATTGATAATGTTTTAACAGAGGATCAATTATATTCTATGTATAATAATCTTTTGAAGTTCTCTTACTTATTTAAACAAGATATAACACAAGAAAGAATATTAAAAGGACAACCATCAAAAAATGAATTAGTTAAAATGTATTTAGACACTTGTGATTTTGTTGGAGTTTCCTCTCCATCAAGAGGTGGTTCTCCTTCAAATCCTGAAAAGGCTAAAGAAGAAGTTCTTTTAGAGTTCAAGGATAAAATTAATAAATTTGCTGGATTATTAGGAATGGAAGCTAAAATTGGTTTCTCTGATGATGATTTAAAGAATGTTAAACATATTGAAGACTTAATTGATAGTTTACGCAATGAAAGATTTCCAAATATTAAAGAAATAGTTGTTAAAGGAACTAAGGATCCTTTGAATATAACTAAGAAAATTAGAACATTTGAAACTCAATCTAATTTTGGTGGAGGAGCAGGTGATCCAATGTCATCTTCAATTATGCCTTTTACTAATTTTAATACACTAGCAACTGGAGAACTTTCTAGTAACACTTTACAAGGAGGTTCTGAGAATAATCCTTTTAGAGATAGATTAAAAGCTCAAACAAGATTTTTGACAAAAACAACAAAAGAAATTTTTAAGAATCGTAAAAAAAAAGATTAAATAAAAAGTCCTCTAAATAAGAGGACTTTTTTTATCTACAAATTCTACATCATTTACTAATATACTACGCAGTATACCATCTCTAGTTCTAACATAATAATCTCTTGGTGAATAATCCTCAAATGTTAAAGTTTGACCCACTAGGTCTTTATACCAAAATGTATCATAGCTACACTTTACTATTTTAATTTTTTTATCAAATGCCTGCATTTCTTCCATGGTTTTTTTATATATACTTTTATGAGATATTTATCAGATTATTTAGACTATATTTTAGAGACTGTTAAAAGTAATACCTCTCAATTATATTATTCTGAAAAATTCAGAAGTTTACTTAAAAAAATAGAAAATAAATCGGAAGTAGCTAAATTACTTCTTTTATCTGAAAGATCTAACCAAGTTCTTACACAATATACCCTAATAGATATAACTGATAAAAATGATACTGTTTCATTTGTTCAAGTAAATAGAATATTGAGAAAATATCCTGAGATGGAAATTGATAAAGAACTATTTACAAAAGGAGATTATATTAAAATAAATGGTACTGAGTTCTGGAATGAATCTAGAACTGAGATGAATATTGGTAGATGGTCTAGAAGAACATTCTCAGAAGCTGGTAAATCTATTCCAGATTCAGACATTGAAAAATTTGTTAATTTATATAAAGCAACATTTGATAGTAAAGACGAAGACAATTCTAATTTACAATTATTATCTGGTGAAGATATTAGACACTGGTATTTAGAAGATAATTATGAAAATAGAAAAGGTCAGTTAGGTGCTTCTTGTATGAGATATAAGAACTGTCAAAAATATTTAGATATCTATGTTAAAAATCCTAAAGTTTGTCAAATACTAATTCTAAAAGGTGACGATGATAAGATAACTGGAAGAGCTCTTATTTGGAAACTATATCATCACAAGGAAGGTAGACAATTTTGTAAAGAAGATTACTACATGGATAGAATTTATACAAATAATGATTCTGATAAAATACTATTTCAAGAGTGGGCTGATAAAAAAGGAATGAGATATTATGGTCAATCTAAAACAGATTGGATTATGTATGTTAAATTAGATAGTAGTGATTTTGAATATTATCCTTATATGGACACATTTGTGTGTTATAATAATGAAAGTCTACTCCTGTGTAATGATGAATCTCTTTGGCCAGATGGTGGTTATATCAAGATACAAGAAACTGATGGTGGTTATATATCAGATGATGTTGTTTGGTCTGAGTGGAGTGGTGAGTATATATCAAAGGAAGGTGCTGTTTATTGTAAAAATGTTAATGATTTTTTATATAGAGATGATGCTAAATATTTAGAATATAAAGATGAGTATGCTGCACCAAATGATGATGTTGTTTACTCGGACTATCACAGTGAAAACTTTTTCTCTGAAGATGTTATTTATTCAGAGATGTTAGTTGATTGGTTATATCCTAAAGATGAATCAGTTATTAGAGTTAAGATAGGAGCAGATGATGAGATTGACCATTGTGTAAAGAGTAGAACTGATCTTTATATTGAAATAGATGGTAAGTATTATAGTAGGAAAAAGTATATAAAAGACCCATTTACAAATGAATACCAATTTTTAAATGATGGTAATTATTCTGGTGATCTTTATGATAAATTGGGAAAAGAACTAATTGATAAAGAAAAAAGAGGTTTAGACTACAGAAGTATAGTAAGACCTATTGTTGTAGAACAAATAAGAACAATTAATAGAGAAGGTAAATTCAATAAAGAAGATGTTATAAGAGAAATAGAATCTAATGATATGTTTAGAAAACAATTAAGAGGTGTTTATTGGGGAGTTGCTAAGGATAAAACACCAGAAGCTGAAGATATCATACCTGCTCTTTTTGCTTGGTGTGTTGAGTATAATAAGTTTAATACTAATAATAGAGTGTCCAATCTTACTCTTAGTGGATTCACAGATAATATAAAAACATTTTGTGTTAGTGGTGACAAAATAGATGAAGAATTGCAGAAAAAATATCATATCTGGCTTGGAACAGATTCTAGAATGATTAGAGTTATATCAAAAATATGTGACTCATTTGACTATGATTTATTTGGTAAAGAAGTTTATAAAAGATATGTGTTTCTTAACATACTATAAAAATTGATTTAATTGTTAATCTAATCTCTTCATTACATCGCTAATGCGCAAAACCATTTCAATTGCAACGGGTGCTGACATCAGAGCTATAAGAAAATTATTTACATATGAGTATACAGTTACTACACTACCTATTGTAATATTTTTTGTAGTAGTGATTAGTAATATAATTGATAAAATTAAAAACACATACTTAATAGAGTTTACTAAAAACCAATTCTTACCCTGTATAGTTGATTGACATATTTCTATCTTTCTTCTTCTCCTAAAGAAAGATTCAGAACTTGTATATCCACCTTCAATAGACTTTGTTTTTTTCTCATAATGATTGTTAAATGTGTTAATGCCTTGTTTTATTTTTTTATAAAGTATAAATACTGCGCTTATAATAAAAACAATTGCAAAGCTGATTAGGACACCAACTTGCCAATTCTCTGAAAATATAAAAATAAGTGATCCAATTATAGTTACAAGTGTTGCAATATAATAATGTACATAACCTTCTAGAACATTAACAACTTCACGAGCCATATCTGTTCTGGCTACTTTAGTGGAAACATCAACATCATTCCTTTTAAGGAATTTTAAGGCTATGTTGTTATAAATCTTAGTGTAGACTTTTGTGTCATAAACCATTCGTTTGTAATTGAAGAAGTTTGATATAAAATAGGAAAGACCTAAAAGAACCATCCAATACCAATTGCCAACAATTAATCCATCAATACTTTTTCCAAGTAAAAATGGAGTTGATAATATAGAAAGTTCGGTGAGTAACATAAACACATATATCCATGTTAATTGGATTTTGTATTGTTTAAATATAACAATGAGTTTGCTCATAACTTAATTCTTTCTTTAATTGTTGTGAGTTTCTCCATTTTCTAAGATATTTCCTATTTTAATATCTCTTTCAATTGTTTGTTGATGAATATAATACCATCTACTGAAGTCGTGAAAGTAGTAGATAAACTCTTTTAGAGAACCATCTTCATTAGTTTCTACTTGACAGGTCTGACCCATCATAAATTGATTAAAGCTTTCTTTCCATTCATTTGGAATATCAGAATCTCTAATATCTCTTTTACTCTCGAATACTTCTTTTAAATTCATAATACAAATATACTAAATTATAACTTAAAACTTAAATAAGTTTATTTAATATATCATGTATGGATAAAGTTTATATCAGGCATATGATTCAGAATATTCTTAACAAGGAATTTTCTAACCAAAGTAAGAGAAAGGTAGTTGACTATGTAGATAGGATCAATATGGCTTGTCCATATTGCGGAGATTCGCATAAAAATAATCATGCTAAAAGAGGTAATCTTTATTACAACCGTTTAATCTTTATTTGTTTCAACTGTGATAAGAAAACCACATTTGATAGAATATGTAAGGACTTCAATGAGGTTTTAGATCCTGATAAAAAATTAGAAATGATTGAACACTTAAATAGTGTTATGACTTATTCTGATTATGAAGGTGATTTTGTTGATGCTAAGTTTGAAAATTTAATTGATTTAACAGAACTAGAAAGAGTTTTTAGTGCTGATCTAACGCCTATATCTGATTTCAAACCTATTCAAGTTAATGGTGGAGTTTATAAGTATTTAGTTGGAAGAGGAATACCGCCTGAATATCATACAAACATTTATCAAGCTAAATATTGGAAGAATGAAGATGAATCTGAATGGATTATAGTTTCACTAAATAGAAGAGGTAATAAAGTTTTGGGAATGCAAACTCGTAATCTAAAAGAAGGTAAGCGTCGTAGTTTTAAAATTTATAACTATGAGAATCTACTTGAATGGATAAGTCTTGGTAAAGACTTACCAGAACCAGATTTAACAGAGTTAGTTATTTATAACAAATTATCTTACTACTTTAACATTTTAAATGTTGATTTAGGAGAAAGAATAACTGTATTTGAAGGTTATTTGGATTCCTTATTCTTCCCAAATTCTATTGGATTAGTTGGTGTTAATACTGATTATAGATTCTTAGAAGATAATAATCTGGATATTCAATATTTCTTTGATAATGATGAAGCTGGTTATAAAAAATCAGAAGAAAAGATAAAAGAAAAATTCTCAGTTTTTTTGTGGAGGAAATTATTTGAAGATATAGTTGATAAAAAGAATGCAGAAGATCCTTTTAGATTATTACATAGAATAAGTAAAGTAAAGGATATTAATAAGTTAGCAGAATTAGTACCGGATCCTTACAAGAAATTGAATCTGGAAGACTTTTTCAGTAAAGATATATTAGACATCAAATGGATTCCAAAGTTCAGGAGAAAGAAAAGAGATGTAGAAGTTGCTGATTATAATAAAAAGTTTGATTCTGTAAAAAATCTTTAATTTATATTAATATATAGATTATGATAATTTTACCAGATATAGGTTGGACAAATATAGATGGCCGTTGGTTATACCGAGTAGGGTCAAATGGTAGAATCTACTATAAGTTAAAGGGTGCTAATAGAATTTATTCTGAAAAAGAATATAAAAAATTAACATTAGCAACTACCGCGACCTCGAATACATTTAGAGATAAGTATAAACATCTTACTTGGAGATAATTAAATAAACAATTTATTTATATTTTTATATTTCTTATTTTTCATTGAAATATAAGTTTTGAATTCTATATCACCTCTTTCATTATTACAATCCTTACAACAAACTATTAAATTAACTTGTGTATTATTACCGCCTTTTGATATTGGAACTATATGGTCTGCTGTAGCATTTCTATCATTTAGTTTAGTTTCACAATAAAGACATTTCGCGTCTTTGTGTTGGTCTATAAATTCCTTAGCATATCCGCTAGTTCTTCTTTTAACATTTTTACCATTGTATTTAAGTCCAATAACTACAAAATCTTCCATCATTTTGTATTTCTTTCTATAAATCTCACATGATTTATAATTTTTATTTAGTGTTACTGTTCCTCTGATAATCAATTTCCACCTGGAGTAAAAGTCTTTATCTACTGATAAGAAGTGTGGATGTTCTGATGTGTATAGAAATTTTAGTATTCTTATTAATCTCATAATTTTTTCAATAAGTTATATATTGAAAAATGTTACTTTCCTAAAATTATATATATCTTATAAAAAATAATAATATTACTATGAATTTACCTAAAATTGGAGACATTAAAAAATGGTCATTTGGTGAAATGACTTCTAATCCTGATGGAAAAACATCAGTAACATCTACATCTGGATTTATGATTGTAACTATTGGTAGCCTATCATTTTTACTTGGAGTAATTGACAGAATGTTTATTGATAAAAGTATGGATGTAATTAATCAAGCTGTTGCTTTTACAATGATTGGTGCCGCCCTAATTGGTTATAAGAATTTTACAGGAAGTAAAGTAAGTGTAGCTAAACATAATGCAGAAGCTGGAAATACAACAACTACTGATGAACCAACTGAAACTAAGTAATTTACTTAAATTAAAAAACCCACTCAATTGAGTGGGTTTTTTTTATTTCTTTTTATTCTTAAAACTTTCAAATTTTCTTGTTGATTTGTAACTCTTAGATTCAAAAGAGTTTTCATTATTCCAGTTGTCATCATCATTAACTATATTGTCTAATTCAGTTTTTATTTCCTCTTCTCTTCCGGCAGTCATTTCAACTTCTTCATCTGGCTCACTAGCTTTTAAGTAAGCAACAACTTCTTCAACAGTTTTGAATTTCTTTTTATCAACATGGAACATTTCTGTTTCTGAGTAAAAGTTAATTTTTCTATCATTATATTCAACTGAATTATCAACAACTTCTGTTCCTAAAACATCAGCTAAATTTTGTAACATTTGTACACCCATATATTCACTACCTTCTTCTTCCATAGGTTCAAGTTCTGCTTTAGCAGGTGCTGGAACTGGAGAAGTTCTATCTTTTTTGATAGGAGTTGGAGGCTCAGGCATTGTACCTGGTTTTTCAATTGTACCTGGAGATACTTCAGTAGTTCCTGGTCTAGGCTCAGCCATTACAAACTCTTCATTTACTTTACCTTCAACAAAAGCGTTATATTTTTTAATCATGATATTAAATTATTTTTTATTATAGATTATATATATTAAAATTGAAATATTAGTTTTTTTCTTCTAATTCACCGACAACATAATCAATAAAATTATCAAGCTCATATTCTAATCCATTACAGAATTCAAATATATCATAATCATCTTTCTCAAAATCGGGTGAGTTTTGTCCACTTTTATAGACTATTATTTTACCATCTAATCTACCTTCAATTCTTTTACCATTTGGTAGTTCTAAATCCGGAACATAAAAAGTTCCTATATAATGTATTTCATCATCAAATAATTCTATTTCTTTGTGTTCAAATTTGAAATATCCACTATCATCTTCAAATACTGTTTCTTGTTCTTTCTTTGCTATTTTATCATGAAACTCTTCTTCATCACCAGATGAGTGTGAGTCTAAAAAATCTTTTTCTGAATGCGTCAGTGATACAATACCATATTTAGATATTTTATCTAAAATATCATCAGTTCTTTCTTTGGATGTATATCCCTCATATCTCATTAGATGTTTCATAATCATTATGATATATATTTATTCTCAATAACTATTTTTTTATTTTCTATCTTAATTGCCCCTTTGTCTATTCCACTGACTGGAATCCAAGATTGATTTGAAAATTGATTTACTTCCAATTTCTTTCTTATTGTTTCATAAACATCTTTGATTAACATTCCCTCTGTTTGATAAACACATATATAATTGTTATTTATACTATCCCACTCAAACACTTTATATTTTATATCATCAATTACAGATGATATTTTTCTTTGTCTATTATAAGTTTTAATTTCATTTATCCAATTCTCTATAAAGCAATAGATAAAACCATTAGATCCATCTTTTGGATGATTTAAAAGTTTATCAATATCCATACCTTCATAGAATTTAACTTCTACATTATCTATAATTGTTTCATCAATCAATATCATCGAATATATCATCAATTTTTTTGTCTCTTATTTCAGACTTACGTAGTTTTATAACCTTTTCCCTAAAAAGTTCATCTATTTCAAACTTTGTTTTAAATGTTTGAAAGTAAGAATGACTTATTTTCAAAAGAGCAAACTTATTTTTACTAATTCTTCCCTCATTTACTTGACTATCTAAATAAGTAATAAATTCTGGATATAATTCATCATTTTTCATAATTTATATATCCTTATTTTATATATACATCATGATTAAAAAGTATTCAACCTTTATAAAAGAAGCTTATAATGATAAATATAAAGCTTCATATAAACCTGTTAAGTTATTTATGAATGGTAAATCTATCTTATTCACTGAGGAAAAGGCAGAGAAAAAAGAACTAGCTATTAGAAGAATATTAAAAGAAATCTATGGTAGTTTCAGTGGTAATGAAATTTTAACTCATAAAGGCAGAGAAGTTAGAGCGGAATTATTAACAAAAGCTCAAAAGAATATTGCTATACTTTGGGAGATGATTAGAATAGCTAATGAGATTGATAACGGAAGAGCTACATTCTCAACACCAGATAGTATGATTGATTGGATTGAAACTAATAAGTTAAAACTATTTGAACCAGGTGGAAAATGGTTTGAAAGAATTTATAGAATTTTAGAAGGAGCATCTGATAAAGGTCAATCACAAGAAGAAATAGCAAATACATTCTTTTCTAAATTCGCAACTCAAATACTTAAAACAGATATATCAATTGATAAACCATCTTCACATAAAGTTGATATTGCTGGTATTGATGGTACTTTCAATTATAAAGGAAATACATACACTATACAAACAAAAACACTTTCTTCAATTAATAAAGAAGGTGAATTTTATAAAGTTTATATAAGTGGATATTTCACAGAAATTAAAACCCACTACTTAGTTTTAATATCAGATGTGAATAAAAATTTAGGTAACTTGATATTCAAAGGAAAAGATATTAAAACTCAATTAGATGAAAATGGAGTTAATTATTATTTAATACCTGATAAGAACTTTGTTTATAAAGAAGATTAGAAACCTCCTTTTCCACCCATACCTGAGAAAATATCCATTACCACCGACAACCTTTTAGTAATCTCAGGCATTCCTAATGGTTCAATAATTGAATTGATAGGGGATAAGATAGACTTAGAAAATTGTTCGTCATAGTCTATAGGCGGAGCGAACTCAACCGGAAAAGAACCACGAGTATAAGCAAACATATCAGTTATAGATTTATCTTTACAACAATAATATTTAATCTTATTACCTGATTTTATAAACTCATATTTCTGTTGATATTCTTTACTCTTTAGTAAAAGATAGTTATGATGAGCTGCTGACTTAACCGCAAAGTGAGCACCACTTATAAAGTTTAAAGGCAATGACTTATCATTAAGAACTTTTATTTCATAGTTAGAAACAGAAGATTGCATACAAATATCATCTATATCCGCCAATTCAAATTCTTTTCTTAGTCCTTTAACTAGTTTTAGTAAATCTTTAATATTAAAAGTATCCGGATGTGTGAATAAATATTTAACAATACCAACAATTTTATCTCTAGCAAAAGCTGGAGTAGATGACCTAACAAGTTCTACACCTTTAGGATAGATATAACTTAATCTATCATAAGGAATACCATCCTCGAATAAGATATGTTGAATGTATTTCTTTTTAGCAATATTGATAATAGATTCTGATATTCTTTCTAACTCAAAGTCTTCTTTGTTCTCTACACCAAAAGATCCAGCATAATCTTCTAAACACTTTTTAAAATAACCACCATATCTATAATGGTCTAATCCTTGTATGAAATCTATTTCATTAGACCAGTTCCATTTTATCTCATTCTTTACAGAACCAGATTTAATCATCTTTACTAAATCTCTATCTTTAACAAAGTTACCACATATTAAAACTAACTCATGTTCTGCGTTTAATAGTTCACTAAACTCTTTAATATTATGCGCAGTTCCTACACAATTAGTATTGTTGAATTTTGGAAGTTCTTTAGAAAGGATGATGAACTTTTTATCTACTGAATTAAGATAATCATCATTGAATATAAGATTGGTCCAGTCACAATGATCTACTGCTGGTTTGAATGAAACAAATAGAGAATCTGTATCAGCATAAATAGAAACATGTTCATCTTTTGAAATAGGTGTTATGTTTTTAATACCCATTTTATAATGAAGTTCATGGTCATTTTGCCATTGATTATACCAATAGTCTTCATTAACCTTATCCATTGTTTTGGTAAGGTCACGGCCTTGTGCTGTGATTGTACCTGCTACGTGATTGTTATATAATATGAAGTAGGACGTAGCAAATGCTCCATAAGAACCGTTAAGTACTAGTTTTAGTGCTCATTTACCCCCTCTGATAAATCAGAGGGGGTTATCCAGCAAGCTGAAGAGCGTTGAAATAATCAACTTCCTTCTTCAGCTCACTAGCTCTTTTTTTTAATGACTCAATCTTTTCTATTTTTTCTTGCTTTGTCATGTTTTGTTTATAAATATGTCCTAAAGGGGACTTTTGATTTTTAATATATAATTAAATATATTTTTTATATGATAAAAGAAGAAAAAGTTTTCATACCCATAAATATAAGAAACTCCGGTTACTTTAATAATATTGGATATGTGTTTGATAAAGATGTTAAGATATTAGAGGTAAGTGTGTGTGATCTGAAAAGTGGAAGTAAGACTAAGGTGACCGCTGTGTGTGAGATATGTAAGTCCGAAAACTACATATCTTATAGTAAATATATTTTGAATAGAGATAGAAATAATAAAGGATATTACTCTTGTTTTGGTTGTAAAAATATAGAGAAAGAAAAGACATGTTTGAATAGATATGGGGTAATATCATTTTCAATGACTGATGTATTTAAAGAGTCTGAAAGTATTAAATGGAAAGGAATACAAAAGGGATCTGAAAAGGGTAAAAAGACCATGATTGAGAAATATGGTGTTGATTCATTTTTCAAAACACAAGAAATGAGAGATATGAATAGAAAGTGGATGAGTTCGGATGAGTTCAAAGAAAAGTCTAAGGAAACTTTAATGAGTAAATATGGAGTTGAATCTTATTCAAAAACAGATGAATTTAAGGAAGTAATTAAAGATAAAAAATATCAAATAAATGAAAAGATTAGAAATACATTTATAGAGAAATATGGAGTAGATTCATATTCAAAGACAGATGATTGGAAGTTAAAATATTCAATGAATAAAGAAATAATAAGAGAGAAGATTATAAAGACCTGTATGCAAAAATATGGAGTTGATAATGTATTCAAACATTCTGAATTTATAGATAAATCTAGACTAACAAAAGAATTGATGGGT